CTTGGACTGGAGGAGAGGGGCGCTCTTATGCGTTAGAGGTTCACGATGGTTACACATCCAAAGGGGGAAACGATATGCCTGCACGTCCTTTTACCGATGAAACTATTTCTAGACTCAATGAAGTAGTTGGTGGCTTGATTTCACAAGAGGTGCAAAATGTCTGATTTAAGCGTTGAATTTAGGTTTGTAGATGGCGATGCAAAACGCTCCATTAAAAGCCTCAAAGAAGAAATTAAGGGCATTACGAAAGCCTTTGAAAATGCTGAAATTGCCGAGGAAGACTTTATTGCCGAGGCTCGTAATTTAAGCGTATTCCGAAAAGAGCTAAAGGATGCTCGTAGTGCAGTTGCAGATATTGATGGAGCGTATAAAAAATTAAGCCAGACTATGGCGCAGTTTCGCTCTGGAATGGGAGCGCGTGGAGCTATTCCAAGTGTTGCCAGTCCAATACGAGGAACGGCTCAACAGTTTGGGAGCCCTGAATATTTTGACGCTCTCAATAGAAACCTTGAGAAGGCCATTAGTGAGGGTCGGAAGGTTGATGCTGAAATAGCGCAGGCGGCAGATTCTCGACAACAAGCCATTGCAAATTTTCGCTCTGGCATGGGAGCGAAGGGCGCTTCTTGGATAGCAAGCTCTGTCCAAGGCACTCCTGAACAGTTTGGAAGTCCAGCTTATTTTGATGCTCTTAACAAAAGTCTCAAGAGGGCTGTTGATGAAGGCCGTCAACTTGATGCTGAAATAAAAAGAGCTGCTGACTCAAGAGAGCAAGCAATCATGCAATTTCGCTCTGGCATGGGAGCAAAAGGTGCTATCCCAGCAGTCGCGAGTCCTATTCGCGGCGGCATGGAATATGGGCCTGCCTATGGCAGCGCAGGAAGTCCTGCATACTTAGAAGGAGTCGCTGAAGCAGCAAAGAAAGCACAAAAGGAATTAGATGATGCAGCAAAAACAGCGGGTACAATCGCGCCACGTGCAGAAGCTTTTAATCCCGCATCGTTAGCGGCATTTGAAACGAAGCTCAAACTCTTAAAAAAAGAAGCTCGCCTAATCGGTCCTGACAGCACTCGATGGAAAGAGCTTAATAAGCAGATATTGCAAGCAGAAAGAAGTATTGAAAAGATAAATCAGAGGCAAAGACTTGGCCCCAGTGTTGGCCAGCGTGCAGGCGCAGCAGGAGGTGCTTTTCTTTACGGCGGAGGAATGGGCGGTGGTATTGGTAGCGCATTGGGAGGAGTGGCAGGTGGCGCTATTGGAGGAGTGCCAGGGGCATTCACAGGTGCTGCTGTCGGGCAAGCTGTTGACAATTTGACGACAATGACTGCAGCCATGGCAGAGCAAGCTGCCGTTATTCGAAGGCTGCAATCTGGGCTTGCTAGCGCATCGACAGACCTGCAAGATTATGCACTTGCAAGTCAAGAGGTTGAGCGTATTTCAAGCCGCTTACTTATTCCTATTGATGAAGCCACGCGAAAATTTACGCAACTAAGAGCATCTACAGTTGCTCTTGGTATTGACACTAAAACTACAGGGGAGATGTTTGAAGGCACTGCTGCTGCTGTGCTTCGAAGCGGTGGAAGCATGGACGACGTAAGTGGCGCCATGAGAGCCGTTGTCCAAGTGTTTAGCAAAGGAAAGTTAACCGCAGAGGAATTAAGGGGGCAACTTGCAGAAAGACTGCCTGGTGCAGTTGTTGATTTTGCGCGTATATCTGGAAAATCATTGCAGCAGATTGACGCAGAATTTGAAGCAGGAGAAGCAACTCTTGACGATTTCGTTAAATTCTTAAAAAGCAAAAAAGACGACACCAGTAATTACGTTGATGAAATGGCAACGTCGTCAGAATTTGCTGGCGCGCGAATGAATAAAGCATTTGAAAAGTTGCGCATTAATATTGGCAATTCACTTCAGCCAACTGGTGCTCTTGTCCAAGATTTTGCCACAAATAGTATAAAAGTTTTGGATGCGCTTATTCGAAAGGCCATCGAAGCAAAGTTAATTCAGCCTGGACCAGACTTCTTGGAATCTGAAGCACTGGCAGGGAGGCAGGGTGGAGTCGCTGGCCTAGAAGAGCGACTATTAAAAGCAAGTGAACTGGAAGGCAAGCTTAGAAAAACAGCAGACAGCATGGGGCTTGGCTTCATAATAGACTTTTCAAGGCCATTGCAAACAGCCGCAAAAGATGCGAAAAGACTTGAAGAAGCCCTTGTGAGCATTCGCAAGAAAGAAGATCTTACGAAGACAGTTGAAAAGCAGTTGCAGGATGCAGAAAAGAAAGCCAAAAAAGATCAAACGGCCACCAGTTATTTAGATGCCATAGAAAAAAGAGAAGAAGCACTGGCACAGGCTAGGCAGCAGTACGAAGAAGATATCGCAGAGGCGCGAAAGACAGCGATTAAAAAAGTTGAAGAGTTGGAGCGCCAATACAAAGATAGTCGCATTACCGCAGAAAGAGAAATTGCACGTGTGCGCCGAGAGACACAAGCAGCTATTGCTGAAGAAGGTTTCTTGAATAGAAGTCTTAATGCTCCAGTTACGGGAGAACGCCAAAGCATTATTGACGCCGAACGAGAAGCTTCAGAGATTGTCCGTGAATATACCAATGACAAGATTAGTCGAGAGCAAGAATCTCAAGATCGTCAAATTACGATTGCAAGGGGATTGGAGGATTTCAAAAAGGTTAACGCTGACGCAATTAATAAGGCAGGCGAAAGATATGCAAAAAAAACTGGCGAAATTCAGCAATCTTACGCAAAAACTGTTGCCAAACTTATCGAAGGTGGAAGTAGTAACGGAGCTAAAAAGCTTGCCGCAGCGGGCAAGCTGATAAGCGCCTACATTGACCGAGCCACTGCAGGGCAGTCATACGCCAGTATCATGGGAGTGCCAATTCAGTCGCTAAGTGATGGCACGTTTGAAGTAGGAGGAGACGCTCTTACGGAAGACAAAGCCCTTGCAAAAGCAAGAAAATTGCAAGAGCAAGCCGACCCTAGTTACAAGGCGGCGGGAGTGTCGTTAGCCAGCTTTGTGCGTGCAACAAAGGCTATCGGGGTTGCGGCTAAAAATGTGAATTTACCTACTAGCACGTCTACTGGCGGCCTCACTCCCTCCATCGCTCCTGTATCGACTGCCGATCTTGACGCTCGCGTCACAGCCAGTGGACAATCACTATCTCAAATAAATACCGAACTTGATAGTGCAAATAATACGCTGAGTCAACAGGAGAAAATTGTTAATGCTCTTCTCGGAACTTTTGCCGCACAAGCTCAAGCAACCAGTAAGCAGACCGAAGACCTAGATAAGCAAGCGGAGTCAAGCCTTGCTCAACTTAATTTGCTTAGACAGGGAGTCTTGCCTAGCATGCTTCAGCAAGTTATTGAAGCTGAGAATTTGTATGATGTGCAGAGAAGTCAACTTGTTTCTGGTGAAAAAGGCGCATTAAGTGCAGCTTCGCAGATCAAAGATGCAGAAGAGAGAAAAGGCGTTGAAGCAGAAATTCAACGGCTTTACGTAAGTCAATTAGATATTATTAATAAAAGCGAAAAGGCTTACTCGTTGTTGCGCCAACATGCAACAAATGCAGCGGCCTCACTGGAGGCCGAAAAAATTAGAGCTGAAGGCCAGTTATTAGGGGGAGGCTTAAGGGCTGGATTCATAGGAGACTCTGCACGTGCCTACGAGGGTGCCATAGAAAAAGGTTTCAATAAAGAACAAGCAAGCGAAATAGCTAACGCAACACAAGAGGTTAGGTATTTGAAATTAGCCTCAGAAGGCCTTGAAGGTGCTATTAGTAGTGCAGGAGATGCTTTTGGAGCAGCCTTCAAAGGAATTATCACTGGCAGCATGACGGCGCGAGAAGCACTAGCAGGCTTCTTTCAAAGTGTTGCAGATTCGTTTGCCGACATGGTGGCACAGATGATTGCCGAGTATTTGAAGATGGCGCTCATCAAGGGAATTATGAGCATCATTGGAGGAGTGGCTGGCGGGCTCGGTGGCGGTGGACAGAATTTAGGCCCTAATAGTTCTGCTGTTTTTGGACTTAATAATCCAGACATTACCAAGTACTCATTACCTCTTGAGGCTGCAGCAAACGGCGCAGTGTGGACGGGAGGCTTCCAAGCATTTGCTAACGGAGGCGTCGTCACAGGCCCCACCTTGGGCCTCGTAGGCGAAGGCCGATACAACGAGGCAGTCATTCCCCTTCCAGACGGCAAGAGCGTCCCCGTGCAGCTCTCAGGGGGCGATGGCGGCAATCAAATGAATACCAACATCACTGTCAACGTAAACAATGGTCAAGCGCAAAGCAATGCCACAGGCTCTAACTCTTCAGAATTAGGGCGTAAACTTGAAGGAGCAGTAAAACAAGTCATTGTTGGTGAACTTCGTCCTGGCGGGCTTCTTGCTTCTCGCTAATTCCTTATGACTCAACCCACTTTTGCCATACCTTGTGAATACGGGCTAACAGTCCAGCGTGGTTCGCGCATTGAAAAGGTGCAGTTTGGCGATGGCTATGAACAAACTCGCCCCGATGGTATTAACAATGACATTCGGCAGTATTCCATTGAGACAGTGCCCATCCCTGATTCCACTGCCATTGCTCTTGATAGTCAACTAGCAGCGCTTAATGGAGACTTCTTTTATAGTCAGTTCTTCATGGATGATGCAATGTATAAATATCGTCTAGAGCCAAATCAATGGCAATGGCGAACAGTGGGACCAAACAGCAATATTTTTAGCTTCACCGCAAGGAGGATTTATGACAATAGAAGCTGACGTTCAACAAGGCTGGCATGATGCCATCGTAGAGCTAATTGACCTAGATCTCTCTACTATTACAAGCGACCCTGCAGATATATTTTATTTTACAAATCAGCTAAAGCCTAATGATACAAAGATTCAATGGAAGGGAAATATTTATGAGCCCATTCCTATTGCCGCAGCAGGCTACGAAAAAAGCACCACTGGACAAATTGCACAGCCCACTTTGACAGTGGCTAATGTGCTTGGCACGTTCACGCAAGTTATCAATGAGCTTGATGATTTAGTAGGAGCAAAGGTAACTCGTCGGCGCACTCTTGGTAAGTATTTAGACGGCGAACCTGGCGCCGATCCGTTGCAGGAATTTCCGATTGATATTTTCTATATTGAGCGCAAAACGCAAGAGAATTCTATGGTTATCTCTTGGCAACTCTCCAGCGTGCTTGACCTTGAAGGCTTAAAACTGCCGCGTAGAATTATCACGCAAAACTATTGTCAATGGCGATACAGGGGAAGCGAATGTGGTTATACGGGGCCTGCACTTTATGGAAATAATGATCGCTATATTGACACCGCTGGACTTTCTGCTTTTGGCGCTGCCGTGGTAAATGCCGGCAAACTTGTTGAGCAAAGGCAGCAAGAACAAATTGTTGCGTTAAATATTAGAAATGCTGCAATAAATACAAAAAACCAGCAATGTGAAACTTTTGTACTTTTAGAGACAAGGTACAATTTGTATGGCAATTATGTTGGTGGCGGGACGGCCATTTGGGGCAATGTTGCCGTACAGCTTGATGCCACGTTTAGGCAGGGCAAGCAGAGGGCTCGTGGAACAATAAACCGTAGTCTTTCAGTTGCGTTCTATGAAATTGAGAGATGGGGAATTAACGCCACTGCTTGTAGCATTGCCAATGCAGAATTAGCCACTGCTGAAGCTAATTTAACTACTGCCAACAATAATTTAGTAGCAGCGCAAAATGCCTTGACAGCCGCAAATGCAGCGCTTCCCCTTACGGACTCGTTGCGCCTTCTAGACGTTTGCGGCAAGCGCGTGAATAGCTGCAAGCTGCGTTTCCCTTATTCTTCTCTGCCTTATGGTGGATTCCCTGGAGCCAATACGGTTCGCCAATGACACCCTTTCCCCTCCTTGAGCCAATTATTCGCGCACATGCTTTTGAAAAGCCTGCGGAGGAAGCCTGTGGGCTTATCGTTGATGGCAAATATATTCCTTGTAAAAACCTGCACTCTTCGCCATCGTCTAATTTTGCTATTGCGGCAAAGGACTATGCCAAAGCAGAAAAGAAAGGAGCCATTCAAGCAGTGGTGCATTCACACCCTGAAGGCTTTGGCGGGTTCAGCAAGCATGACATTATTAGCTGCAAGCAAAGCAATGTGCCATGGTTGCTATATTGCACGCAATCTAATGAATGGCACTACGCCGACCCCACGGGCAATGCGCCCCTTGCCGGCAGAAAGTGGGTGTATGGCATTTACGATTGCTATGGCATTCTGAAAGATTATTTTTATCAGACTTTTGCCATTGAGCTTGATGACTTTCCGAGAGGAGAAGAAGGTGAATGGGAGAGCCCTGAATGGCGCATGTTTGAAAAGAATTTTGCAGACCAAGGTTTCATCCCAGTAGACAAACCAGAAAAAGCAGGCGACTTTATTTTGATGCAGCTACAGGCTCCTTTTCCTAATCATGCAGCCGTATTGTCGAAGCCAGAGCAGAATCTGTTCTATCATCATTTAATGGGTAGGCTTTCGGAGGAAAATGTATATGGCGGATATTGGCAGAAATGCACAAGTCAAGTGCTGCGCCATCGGGAACTGATGTGATGGAAAGTCTCATTGAAGTGAAACTACTGGGAGAATTGGGGCGTCGCTTTGGACGTTCGTATTTTTTCGTGGCATCATCCCCCAAGGAAATAATTTCAGCACTGTCCAACCAAATTGAAGGCTTTAAGGACTATCTTCGCCAGGCCCATGAAAATGGCATTGGTTTTCGTTTAGTAGATGGCAATGCGGAAGGCATGGCTTACGAGGAAGTGATGATGGGCTGCAAGCAATTAATTATTGCCCCCATCGTCACTGGAGGCGGATCTATTGGACGCATTCTGTTGGGAGTCGCTTTGGTGGCGCTTGCTTTCATTCCTTTTGGAGGTGCATTTGCTGGTTTTGCCGCAGGTCAATTTGCCATAGGTAGTGGCATTTTATTCAGCCTCGGCACGAGCTTAGTGCTTACAGGCGTAGCATCATTGCTCACGCCGCCAGTAGAGCAACCAAAGGAAACAGAGCGGAAAGATAGTTTTCTCTTTGATCGTGCCACTGAATTGACCACGCAGGGACAGCCAGTGCCTTTGCTTTATGGCAAATTCCTTGCTGCATCGCCATTGATTATTTCATCTGCCATTACCACTCAACAGGTGCCAGTCTAATGTCAGAAGATTTCAATGAACTGATTGCCGTAGAAGGCGCAGGAAAGGGCGGGGGCAGGAAGCCTGTTGAAGACCCAGAATCTCTTCGTAGTAGATCAGACGCTGATATTGTTGCAGTGTTGTCAGAAGGCGAAATCCTTGGCTTTGAACCTGGCATTGATCCCCTTACTCGCCTGTATTTGGATGGCATTCCCATCAGGAATGTTGATGGCAGTTTTAACTACACAATCACCAATTTTTACACTGGTTCTTCTTCAGCCGCCAATGGCAAAGGTGGGCTTATTCCTTC